ACTAAAGCATTGTCGCTACTTCAAGCGGCGGCAACTAAGGCGGATTTAAAAGAAATCTATGGTATTGTTATTGACAATATCCAAAAGGACACGCTTTCAAGCGGCTTGAAATCACAGGCATACACAGGTAATCCAGCGGCAGGAAGCGTTGAATTCAAGAGGTTTGTTAATTCAGCGTCTAAGAACTATGGCACAGCTAGAACAGCGGCAAAAGGTGATGCAATTACAGCACCGCCAACAACTGTAAATCTTGATGTGCATAAGGAAATTGTTGAGGAAGTCGCAAAGTTTGACCTTGATACTTTTGGCGTAGGCTCAATTATGGCAAGACGTGCGGCGAACCACATTGACACAGTCGTGTCAGATTTGGATATCGCATTTTTTGCGGCGGCGGCAACGGCTGCAACAGCAGTAACACCAACAGGCACAACAGCAGTTGAAAAGCTAGAGGAAGCAATTCTCACACTTGAAACTGTTAAAAATGATTATGTTCGAGGCGTTCCACGCAATATGATTGTTGCGGTTGTATCCCCTGCTTTTTACAGCGAAATTCGTACTGCGTTAGATAGCTTGCCTAATGCTAATGTCGATACGGTAGCAGAAGAATTTGCAATGTATCACGGTGTTAGGGTGTATAACGGGCTTAACTTGCCGGACGGAGTAGATGCAATTGTAATGGCTACTGGTGCAGTTGCACAGCCAGTCGTTACATACCAATATGAAGAACCTGAGAAAATCCCAATGTCAAACGATTTTGCAGTAAGCATGTTTTACGATTATGGAGTTAAGGCTCTTACTCCTGATTTAATCTTTAAGATTGAAACTGTACCATCAACGCTTGGCGAGCTTGATGTAACATCTGTTGCAGGCACAACGGCAGCAAATGACACTATCATAAATGTTGACCCAGCAACGCCAACAACAGGCAATAAGTTTGTTTACAAATTAGGCACATCCTATACAACATTTGCGTATGACGCTACGCTAACGACTGGCTGGACCGAGTTTGAAAGCGGGGATGAAATTGCTGCAGGAACTAGCACAAAGATTACTGTTGCAGAGGTTACAGCAGATGGAAGAGCTAGAAAGCGTGGTATAGCAGTACTAGTTAAAAAAGAATAAAGTATAATTAGCATAATTGAGGTGAGAAACAATGCTTGAAGTCGGAACAAACACCTACGTCAGCAGAGAATACGCAGACGAATATATCACCAGCAGATACAAAACCAATAACGAAGATAGAAACCGCTGGAGGGAAACCCCCGAAGAGGACAAAGAAATCCTCTTAATCAGTGCTTGTGATGAGTTAAATAACCTACAATGGCAAGGCAGAACAGCTGTAAAGGGGCAAGCTATGGCATTCCCTCGCTTGCCTTTTCAATACGGGAAAACAGATGAAATTGCACCTTTAAGGGTTAAACAGGCACAGGTTGAATTGGCTTTATGGCTATCAGATGATACAAGGCAATCAAAATTATCTAAAAGGCAAGAATTACAGTCACAGGGGGTTGAAAGTTTTAGCATTGGCGATTTATCCGAAAGTTACGGCAAGGGAGTTGGCGAAAAGCCAGCTCCTTTGTTGTGTTCAAAAGTTAAAGCCCTAATCGCCCCGTATCTAAGTGGAGGTTATGACATATGCTAAATAGCTATCTTGGGCGTACTGTTGGATACAGGGCGAAAACTGGAACAGATGACAGAGGACAGCCCACATATGGCGACCAAATCGCTATTGCTTGTAGGTATCAGCCAAAACTACAAAATGTAGTTACAGCAACAGGGCAAACGGTACAGACACAGCATATCTACTACACCACACAAGCAGTCAATGAGGGTGATATGCTTAACGGCAAGGTAATCATGGCAGTATCGACTTGGTACGGCTTAAACGGCGAGGCAATGGGCTATAAGGCGGTGGTTTGATGGCTAAATTTAAAATCTCTCTTGACAGCAAAGCACTAGATAAACAGCTTGCTAATGCTTTAAAGCGGAATCCAAAAGTCACGGCAAAAACAATCAAAGCTATTGCATTAGATTTACAAGGCAAAAGTGCAAAGCTTGCTCCCGTGGATACAGGTGATTTGCGTAACAACTGTAATGCTGATTTAAGTAAGGCTAATGGCTCTAAAGCAAGTGCAACAGTTGGCTACTCACTCCCTTATGCTCTAAGACAGCACGAGGAACTGGAGTATAATCACCCTAAAGGCGGGCAAGCAAAGTTTTTAGAACAACCGTTCTTAGAAAACGAAAAGAAGTATATCAATAAAATTAAAGCCATACCAGATGAGGTGCTGAAATGAATATTTTAGATAAGGTGAAATCCGTGCTTGATATGGCAGATGTTAAACTGGGATATATGCCTAATAAACCAGATACAGTGATAGGTTTGTTTGAATATTCAGGCACGCCTCCAGACCATCACTTCGGTGGTACTGATTTTATTGATAGCGTACAGGTTAGGTGTAGGGCAGACAATAGCACAACCGCATACAATTTAGCTAAGCAAGTGGCAAGCAAGCTAAATCGCTACCATGACAAAGAAATTAGCGTTATCCAGTCCACACCGATACTAGATATCGGCTATGATAACGCAAATCCACAAAGGCAAGAATACACAATTAATTTTACAATAAGGAGGTTTTAACATGGCTTTATATTCAGGAGTTACAGGTAAAATATCAATTAAAAAGGGTAAGGACACTGCTATTGATATAGTACATATGTCAAGTTGGTCGGTGGAGATGACAAAGGAAATTATTGACGTAGTCAGCTTTGGCGATGATTACAAAGAAAAAGTACCGTCGATAAAAGATTGGTCGGCTAGTGCCGATGGTTCAGCAGATTTTGCTGCTGACGGCGGACAAAAAATGCTATTAGATGCATTTGAAAGCGGCGAAAAACTCACGGGCAGTTTTTACCTTGATGATGATACATTCCTAGTCGGTGATTGCTACATTGAGAGCTTATCAATTGAGCATGCAGCAGACGGTAAAGGTGATATATCCATCAGCCTTGCAGGAAGTAAGGCAGTTTCGCTCACCGTTCCAAGTGATACCGTTCCAAGTGAAAGTGATGATTAATGTTGACAAAATAAAGCACCATGTGCTATAATATGACACGGTGCTTTTGCATAACGGATAGGCGGTTTCTCCCATCAAGGGAGGTGATAGCTATGGTTACATACAGCGAGCTGTTTCAGCTTTTGTTATTAATCGTTACTGCTATCTCCTTGTTTTATAGCATTTATAAAAACAAGAAATAGTTTCTTAGCATAAAAAAAGAAACAACCGCCCTCTCTCCCAAAGTTGGCGGTAGTTTCTTTATCGTTTAATTAAGGGGGGGTGAACCGCTTATCGCAGAAGCACCTTTTATATTTCCATTATAGCACATATTTAATATTTGTCAAGCACTTGCAAATGATGCAGGTGCTTTTCTTATGTCTAAAATAAAATTTAAGGAGATTAATTATGTTTATAGAAGTTGGCGAAAACACATATGAGCTACACGCAAAATTAGGCATATCAATTATGATAGAGAAAAAGTTTAAACAACCACTGGTGAAGATATTCGATAATTTAGAGGAGGCGGAAATACCTGAAATGATAACAATATTGGGGATTGCCGCTAAGAAACTAGGCAAAATCGATGAGTATAAAGAGTTTGAAAATGACTTGCTGGAAAATTGGGATTACACAGACTTACAATTAGCTGTATCTGATTTGATCATTAACCTAATGTTCAGCGGGACACCTGAACAAATTGAAAAGAAGTTGGAGAAGTTCCCAGGGGATGAACAGCAAAAAAACGCATTCAGGGAGGCTCTAGGACTCCCGAAGAAAGAAGTGGTTTCGACAGAGAACAGCTCGTACGAACAGCTTACCGAATAGGCATAAACCCCACTGAATTGTGGGATATGGCTTTCTGGGAACTAAATATTTGCATAAACGAATATAACAAAATGCAAGAGGAGCAGAACAAAGAAAAAATTGCAGTTAGTTGGCAAACAGCTAACTTCACGGGTGCAGCATTTTCAGGTAAACTAAGGAGGTTGTCAACGTACCTAAAAGATAACCAGAAAGTTACCTCCCCAAAGGTGAGCAAAGAAGAATTTAACAAAAAATTAGCTGAGGCAGAGAGGAGGCTTGCAGATGGCTCTTAAAGATTTACAAGTTAACATTGGAGCGGATACATCGGGGTTTAACAGGGGAGTTAAAGACGTGCAAAAGGGTGTGAAAAATGTAAAAAGCGGTGTCGGCGGCATGGGCAAAAGCTTGTCGATATTAAGATTAAAAGCGGTGGCGGTAGCGGCGTCAATTACAGCAATGACGGTAGCCTCGGTTAAGCTCATGAAAGCGTATGCTGGGTTGCGTAACTCTGTACAGCGTACTAACGAGCTATTTAGAGAGAGCAATAAATACATAGAGTATTTTGCAAACAACACCGCCAAAGCCTTTGGCATGTCCGAAACAACCGCTTACCAGTATGCCATGACTTACGGTAACTTGTTTAAAGGCATCACAAAAGACACAGACGAAAACGCAAAAGTAACAATTGCCATGATGAAAGCCTCTGCTGTTATAGCATCTAAAACAGGACGAACGATGGAGGATGTTAACGAGCGTATCCGTAGTGGTATTCTGGGAAATACAGAGGCTATTGAGGATTTGGGCATTAACGTGCCTATCGCAATGATTAAAACCACTAAAGCATTTAAGCAAATTGCTGATGGGCGGTCATGGGAAAGCTTGACATATCAAGAGCAGCAACAAATTAGAGTACTTGCTATTTTAGAGCAATCAACAAGCCAATATGGCGATAGCGTGTCGCAGATTAGCGGTATGAGCTTACCACGATTAGGGCAAGCCTTTAAAGACTTAATGAGTTATGCCGGCATGTTTGTCACTAAAGCATTACAGCCGATTATAAACGCTTTAGGCATGATTGTACACGCTGCGACCGCCGCTTTAAAATCCTTATCCAATATGCTGGGGTGGGATTTAGCCGGCGGCGTTAAGCCGGCAGCCGAGGCGATACAAGACGGTGCAGTCGGGTTTGGCGATATGTCGGATGACGCTAAAAGCACATCCAAAGCTGTCAAAGAGATACGCAAAAACCTCATGGGGTTCGATGAACTAAATGTATTAGCACCCCCAGATACAAGTAGCGGAGATACTACAGGCTTAGGCGGTGTAGGCTCATCAACAGCATTTGATGGCTTGGCAATGCCGGAGTTTGTTGAATTACCTGATTTAAACGCGGACAAAATGACAAAATCATTTGACAAAATAAAGTCTAAAGTCAAAGATGTGACAAAAGAGCTGACAAAGAAATTCGCCCCATCTATCACAGCGTTAAGCGACTTATGGAAAGGGATACAGTCGCCAGCGAGAAAAGCTTTTGATAGCGTAACAGACACGATAAAAGGAACTTGGAACGAAACCCTTAAACCATTTGCAAGCTATGTGTTAGGCGATTTTATACCGTCAATTTCAAATGATTTTACAACAACATTTGCTCCGATTTTTAAAGATTATTTGTCAACGGTCATGGAACAATTTGCACTAGACTTTGAATTTGTTTGCAGGCAAGTCGACACAATTATTTTTGATGTTTTGCAGCCGGCTATGGAGAGGGTTAAAACTGTAGCAGGTGATGCATTTGGTAGTATAAAAGAATCGTGGGATATCTATGGCGAAAGTATATTACAGGGTTTTGCGGACTTCAAGGAAAACTTGCGTGAAATTTGGGATAACCTTTACGAAAACATAATACAGCCAGTTATTGAGAGTATCGGTAAAAAGTTTGATTGGCTATGGGATAAGCACCTAAAACAACTATGGGATAATGTGGTTAAGTTTATTATGTCGGTCGGCGAGTTTTTGCTTGCGTTGTGGAACAACGTGTTAGTACCGCATATTGACTTTTTGGTGAAGGTATTTGGTCCTATTTTTAAAGCCGTATTTAATATAATCGCTGATGTTGTCGGCACGGTTATAGCAACTATATCAGATATCCTTGGCGGGCTTATAAAGATAGCCAAAGGCGTTATAGAGTTTTTAACAGGTGTCTTTACGGGCGATTGGCAGAAAGCTTGGGATGGTATCGAAGAAATCATGGTAGGAATTGTCGATACGATAGCAGGCTTATTTAAAGGCATGGTCAATTTGATAATCGACGCCATAAACGGTTTAATAGGTGCTGTTTGGGCTGGAGTACAGGCGATAATTGGTGGTGTCGGCACGGTCGTTAGCAAGTTTGGGCAATTAATAGGGCAGGATTGGGATATTAGCATACCAGGTGAGCCTCCCGCAATCCCCAAACTCGCTCGTGGTGGGCTTGCAACTGCTCCCACGCTAGCGGTTGTAGGCGATAATAAAAACGCACGTATTGACCCAGAGGTTATTGCACCACTTAGCAAATTAGAGGATATGATAGGCAATAAGATTATGCAGGCAATGCAGATTAATCAGATGTCGCCTGCTGGTGCTGGGTATACAGGGGATATAACAATCCAGTGCATATTAGACGAAAGAGAAATAGGCAGAGCATCAGTAAAATATCAAAACGGGCAACAAATAAAAAGCAACAGGAGGTGGTAGTGCAGTATGGCTATAACACTTTTAACGGTAGGCAGTACTCCCCTACCTAATCCACAGGTAGGAGGGTACAACGTCAGCCTTAATGACGGTGACGGAGAGAACTCTGGGAGAAGTGAAAGCTTTGAGATGGCTAGAGAGCGTATCAGAGCAGATATGTATACAATAGCTTGTAATTGGATTGTAACAGGGGCAGAATTAGCGGTTATAACAACTGCTATCGCCCCCGCAACCTTTGACATGACTTTTTACGACCCACTCACAGGCACAACAAAAACACGCACATTTTATGCAGGTAATCCACGCACTAGCAACCTACTTAAACTAGAGGATACCGCAGAAAAAAGCTTATGGCAGCTAAGCTTTAATTTTATTGAGTGTTAGGAGGGATAGTTTGTATAACGTTTCAAACGCATATAAAACGGCGATAGTCGCAAAAGATAGAGAAACATATATTGCAGGCACAATTACGCTTGCAGACAATACGGTTATCCCTGTTACTAACAGCAGTATCAAACAGGGCAGTTTGTATTACACCAATCAATGTACCCCTGATGATGGCTTTAGCATTGGGCACACGCATACAGGCGAGCAAGGCATAACCATATATGATGATATCACCAACTACAGGCGATTTCACGGTGCAAAGATAGAGTTGACTTACTACCTTAAAATCAACGAAACAGACTATGAGGGAGTGCCTTTAGGAATTTTTGAAGTAGTAGAGGCTACAAGACCTACTGCAACAACTATAAAATTAGTCGGATATGATAACATGACTAAGTTTGATGTGGATTATCCGCTAAGCGTATCGGAGAGACACAGCATGAGGACACCGTTTCAAAGGCTTAAGGATTTGTGTACTGCTTTAGGTGTTGACTTGTGGGATGCTGATGCTAAAGTTCAGGCGCAATTAAACTTCATGCCCAATGGAACACTAGAACACTCATTAGCATTTACCCGTATAGTAACAGCTAGAGATTATTTAGATTACCTATGCCAATTGCTATGTGCATTTGCGACAATTGACAGGCTAGGCAGGCTAAGGATAGTTTGCTGGCGATTGAAAGACACGATAACGGGTTATGCGATACCTGATACTTTGCGTAAAAAAAGCGAGTTTAATGACACTATATTAAAGTACAGTGCTGTTAATATGTCAGTTAGTTTTTATGAGGGTGCTGATGGGGGGGGTGTCAAAAACGTAATCGCCCCCGAAGTACCAACAGGAGCGGGCGAAGTGTTGAGTATGTACTCCAATAATCTGATTAGAGGATTTTTATACGACCAAGCACAAACAATATTAAACAACATAGCAGATGTAATCACCAACACAGACCCCGAAAACGGTACTGTCATGCAATGGCTACCGTGCGACATCCAGTACACAGGCGACCCTGCGTTGGATTTAGGCGATTGGGTGACCTATACAGGCTATACAGCGGGCGATGGTATCGAAGTACCAATCCACCGTATTGATTGGAAATATCGTGGTTGGCAGAGGCTTGAAACGCTTGGCGATAATAAAAAATCTGAACGAGAAAATAACGCAAACAGGGCAAAGCAAGAAGAACAAGCGGCGATAATTGTTGCATTAACTGATGATGTAGCTGAAAAGTGGGAATATGACTTCATTAATGGTGGAAAAGAAGTACGAATTTTAGGCTATCTTGGCAACAACACAAAAGTAACAATCCCCAGCGACATAGAGGGCAAATCCGTTACTACTATCGGCAGCGGCGAATCCTATGCCCCTCTAACTGGAGTTGGGAAAATCCTTGAATTGGTGATACCGAATAGCGTTCACACTATTTCAAATTATGCTTTTTATTCGCAATATGGTATAGAGAAGATACTGAAACGTGTGATTATTGGGAACAGTGTCAAAACCATAGGTAGTTATGCTTTTCAAAATTGCTATTGGCTTGAATATATATCAATCGGTAATAGTGTCGAAGAAATTGGTCGAAGTGCATTTCATAGGGCTGGGCAAAGTGTGAGTGGTGAAACTGTAATATTATTTGGCGAAAACCTAGAGAAAATCGGCGACTGGGCATTCGCACATTGCTATAAAATTAAAAAATTAAAGTTACCTAAAAATCTGAAACAAATCGGCATAGCGGCGTTTGAGAGTTGTAATAACTTGCTAGGGGTTGCAATTCCTGATAGCGTCATATCTTTAGGAGAACAGGCGTTTGATGGTTGCACACAAGCCAAAAGTCTAACACTTAACAATGCCATAACTAGCATAGGCGGCAATACATTTAGGTTTTGGTATGGTTTAAAAGAAGTCTATATCCCTCCCCAAGTTGCTACTATTGGCGAACAGGCATTTGCTAACAGTGGACTTGAAACAATATATATGTCAGAAACATGTACGTATTATACAAATCCTAATGCAGATTATCG